GATCAAAGGGCAAAGCCAACGCGGTAAACCGCCAATTGGTAAAGCTAGTAAGGTTGATATTAACAGCAAAGGCCAGCAATTAAAACGTGGCGCATTAGTATATCCAGTTTGCGGTGATACTATAAAAACAACATTGTTTGCGCGGTTAAAACATAACGATGCGTTGCATTTTCATATGGGTACACCAGCGGAATATTTTGAGCAATTGACAGCAGAAAAGCAGGCATTGAAATATGTAAAAGGGTTTCCAGTACGTGAATGGGTAAAGAAGCCTGGTGCGCGTAATGAAGCGTTGGATTGCTTGGTATATGCGTATGCCGGTTTAAACTGGTTATATCAGCGATATGACAGGCGGACGATATGGGATCAACTAGAGCGGCGGCTAGAAAGCAAGCCAAAAGCAAAGGCGGTGCTAAAATCAAGCAAACCCTTTGTTAGTAACTGGTGAAAATTCCAGCACAGGTTAGGGCAGGAGACACAATAAAGTGGCGTGATGACGCGGCGGCGGATGGCTTTGGCAATGCGATTACTAGCGCCACATGGACGTTGACATATTATTTGCGTGCGAATGTAGCGGCTGAGGCGGCAACAGTTGTTGGGTCAGCGTTTGGGACAGGATGGGAGTTTACGATTGCTGCTGGCACTAGCGGAGGTTTTGATGCAGGCGAATGGTACTGGCAGGCAATTGCAACTTATAGCACCGAGAAGCTGACATTAGGCGCTGGGCAACTGCAAGTGCAGGCAGCGCTGAGCTATAGCAGCACACCTGGTGCATTTGATGGACGCAGCCAAACGCAGATTGATTTGGATGCAGTAAAGGCTGCGATCAGGGCGATTGTATCTGGCGGGGTGGTGCAAGAGTACAGGATTGGCACACGTAATTTAAAAAAATATGATTTGGTTGATTTGATTCAACTTGAAAGTAAGCTAAAGGCTGAGGTCAAGCGCGAGCAAGCGGCATCACTTCAAGCGCAAGGCTTGGGTAATCCACACAACCTATTCGTGCGTTTCTAATGGGCATCCGTTCTACAATTTTTAGCTGGTTGCAAAGTGGCGCTACAAAGCCACGCAGACGCATGTATCAAGGCGCTAAATTTAGCCGTCTTACTGCTGACTGGGTAACTGGTAATACTAGCGCTGACAGTGAGGTATACGGGTCAGCGCAAAAACTACGTGATCGCGCTAGGCAATTATGCCGTGACAATGATTACGCAAGGCAAGCGTTACGCGCTATTGAAGGCAATGTAATCGGGCAGGGTATACCGTTTCAATCACAAGTGCGGATGTTGCGCGGTAGCAAATTAGATCAACCTATTAATGACGCGATTGAATCATTATGGCACCAATGGTCATACGCAGAATATTGCCATACTGGCGGCAAGTTATGCTTTAGTGATATTGAAAGGTTACTTATCCGTAGTATTGCAGAAAGCGGTGAAGTATTTGTGCGGTTAGTAAAGCAATCATTTAGCGGTTCACCAATACCATTAGCGCTTGAAATAATAGAAGCTGATCAACTAGATGATGGCCTGAATGGCCGTAGTTTGCAGGGTAATGAAATACGTATGGGCGTTGAGGTTGACCGCTGGGGCCGCCCGATTGCTTATCACTTTTTGGCATATCACCCTGGTGACTATCAATTTAGTAACCAACAAATTTCGTCACAACGCCATAACCGTGTATTAGCGGCTGATGTAATACATTTATACCGGATGGACCGCCCAGGCCAAACACGTGGCGCTACATGGTTTGCATCTGCTATCCAGCGGTTACATCATTTGCAGGGCTATGAGGAGGCGGAGGTGATTCGTGCGCGTGCAGCTAGCAGCTTGATGGGTTTTGTTACTAGCCCGGAAGGCGAGTTGCAAGGTGATGATGTAATGGATGGCGAACGTGTTAGCCAGTTTGAACCAGGTGTATTTAAGTATTTACAACCGGGCGAAACGGTAACGGTGCCGCAGCTTGATGCCCCAGATGGACAGTTTGAACCATTTTTACGTGCAATGTTACGTGCAATGGCTGCTGGTATTGGCTGTAGCTATGAAACAGTAAGCCGTGATTTTAGCCAGACTAACTACAGCTCTAGCCGGTTGAGCTTGCTAGAAGATCGTGATCATTGGCGGATTTTACAAGATTGGATGATTAAGAATTTCCACCAGCGTATTTTTGATACATGGATGGATATGGCTGTATTAAGCGGCGCATTATCATTGCAAGGCTATGAGCAAGCACCTGATCGGTTCAAAATGGCTAGGTGGATGCCACGCGGTTGGGCATGGGTTGATCCCGTAAAAGAGGTATCAGCATATAAGGATGCGGTTAGGTGTGGCTTCAAAACACTAGGCCAAATTGTGGCTGAGCAAGGCGGTGACTTAGATGAGTTATTGTTGCAACGTCAAGCGGAACTGCAAAAATTAGCTGAAATGGGTATTGTGGTTGATACAGACCCAACACAGGTAGATGATGATGGTGCCATCCAGGTGCCGCCTACCGCCCCACCCGATGAGGATGACTCCGATGACTAAAGACAACGAAATGATGATTAGGTCACAGCCAGCAACTTTTGCTTTAGCTGATGACGAGCGGACAATGGAATTTCCATTTAGCTCTGAATATCCGGTATCACGCTATTTTGGCAATGAAGTGTTGAGCCATGATGCAGGTGCTGCTGATCTTAGCCGATTAAACGATGGTGCGCCATTACTGTTTAATCATGACCCAGATCGTGTTATTGGTGTAGTAGAACGCGGCTGGATTAATGACGATGACCGCCGTGGTTATGTATCAGTGCGCTTTAGCCAAAATCCATTTGCGCAAGAGGTATTGCGTGATGTAAAAGACAAAGTGTTGCGTAATGTATCTTTTGGGTATCAAATAAACGAAATGGAACATCGTGAAGATAGCTTTGTTGCTACCAATTGGAATGCACATGAGATAAGTGTTGTTAGCATACCAGCAGACCCAACGGTCGGCGTTGGGCGTTCGCTCGACGTTCAACCACAACCACAACCCATGGAGATTATGGACAACACGCCTGACGTTGCGGCGGTGCAGGAGGCTACTAAAGCCGAACGCAGCCGGATTTCCGCAATCACCGCATTATGCGACAAGCACAACATGGCTGACACTGCTCGGCAACTTATTGATAGTGGCCGCAGCTTGGATGAAGCCCGTGCTGCTGTATTAGATAAGATTGGCGTCAAAGTAGAGCCAGTAGCTGAAAAAGCTGCTGATATTGGCCTTACTGTAAAAGAAAGCCGTGAGTTCTCTTTTCAGCGTGCGATCAATGCATTGGCTAATCCTAGTGATCGCCGGATGCAAGAAGCTGCTGCATTTGAACGCGAATGTTCTGATGCTGCTGCTGCTAAAGCAGGCAAAATAGCACAAGGCATTATGGTGCCTAATGATGTATTGCGCCGCGACTTGGTAGTAGGCACTGCGTCTGCTGCTGGCAACTTGGTTGGCATTGATTTCCGCCCCGGCAGCTTTATTGAGCTGTTGCGCAACCGTTCAGCATTAGCTGGCCTTGGTGTTGCATCATTAACCGGCCTTAGCGGTAACGTTGCAATCCCACGTCAAACTGGTGCTGCTACTGCTTACTGGGTAGCTGAGTCCGGCTCACCTACTGAAAGCAACCAGACTGTTGATCAAGTCAACATGTCACCTAAGACATGTGGTGCGTTCACTGATTACAGCCGTAAATTAATGTTGCAATCCAGCATTGATGTAGAGCAAATGATCCGTCAGGATCTAGCTACTGTATTGGCACTTGAAATTGACCGCGTTGGTTTGTATGGTTTGGGTAATACTAACCAGCCTTTAGGTATCAAGCTAACAACCGGCATCAATACAGTTAACTTTGCTGGTGCAGTGCCTACATATGCTGAAGTGGTGAGCATGGAAAGTGCAATTGCTGCTGACAACGCAGACATTGGCGCCATGTCGTATTTGATGAATGCATCAATGCGTGGATCACTGAAGACCACAGAAAAAGCATCAGCCACTGCTCAATTTATTTTTGAGCCAGGCGGCACTGTTAATGGTTATAACGCTGCTGTTAGCAATCACGTAGCTAGCGGCGATATTTTCTTTGCTGTGTGGTCTCAATTGATCATGGGCATGTGGTCTGGGTTGGATCTAACTGTTGATCCTTATACCCATAGCACAAGCGGCACTGTACGTGTGGTAGCACTACAAGATGTGGACTTTGCTGTTCGCCATCCTGAAGGCTTCTGTCGCGGCGCTGATACGCTCTGATGCTAATCCAGGTCACTAAGACCACGATGGTAGGCGGCCAGCTCGTAAGGGCTGGCTCCACCGTTGAGGCAAGCAATGCTGATGCTCAATTATTAATTGGTATCGGCAAAGCAATTACAGCTACGATTGCTGTAGATCCAGAACCAGACCCCCAACCACCAAAACGGAGAACCCGCAATGTTATTTCAACAGACACTTGAAAAGCTAGAGCATTTTACGCTTTTAGCTACAACAACTATTACCGGTACAGGCAACCAGACTGGCGTTGACCTTAAAGATTATGACGGTGACATTCAAGTAATTTTGCTTGGCACTGCTGCTGGCGCTTCAACTGATCTGACCTTCCGCATTGAAGAATCAGATGATAACAGCACTTATACAGCAGCTACCGGTGGCTCATTTACTGCTATTGGTAATGCTGCTTACAAAGAAGTGCTTACATTGAACCGTGACGCATTAAAGCGTTATGTACGGTTGAGCTGTACTGCCGAAACCGGCGCTGCATCTAGCAATGTTACTTGCGTTGGTTACGGTCTTAAGAAGTACGGCTAATGGCGATAACTGAAAACCTGCTTGGTTTTCTAAACGATTTCGGCGTCAGTTGCACTGCTGGCGCCGTTACCGGTTTAGGTATTCTTGACATGCCATCACAAATCATTGCAAATGATATGGTATTAAGCACTGATTATATGTTGACGGCACGTGCATCTGATTTTGGTAATTTAGTATATGGTAATGCTATTACAGTTGCATCTGTTGCTTATACTGTACGCGAGACTAGGTTAATAGATGATGGTTCTTTTGTTGAGATTGCATTGCAAAAAACATGACTGCTCCTATCCGTGTTGCTAAGCGTAATGATTGGGCAGGATCTGACCCAAAGCTATTGCATGGCGAACTGGGGCAGGAATCAGACACAGCGGCTTTAAAAATAGGCGACGGCTTAAGAAATTGGAATAAATTGCCATATTTCGGCTGCCCAGGCTACTGGGCATCGTTTTGGGATTTAACATCACAAACCGCAGTAGCAAATACACCAACTACAATTTTATTACGTAGTGCTGATTTAGATAATAGCGGCATTAGTATTTCGTCAAATACAATTATTACATTTGCATATGCTGGCGTTTATAGTATTACATTTTCAATACAGTTTACAAATAGCGATACTTTAATACATGATATAAATGTATGGTTACGCAGAAATGGTACTAATGTAGTTGCATCTGATAGCAGATTTAGTATTACGCCTAGCCATGGTGGGGTTGATGGCAATGTAATTGGTACGGTTAATTTTGTATTAAAGCTTGCTGCCGCTGACTATCTTGAGTTGATTTGGGCCACTAGCCATGCTCAAACTTATATCCATGCGGAGGCGGCGCAAACCAGCCCATTTGCGCATCCAAGTATTCCCGGTGTTATCTGTACCATAGTGCAAGTTGCATCTGCATAATCATGACGACCAAACGGGAAACAATTATTGCTGCAATACGTACAGCGCTAATAGGCACCACAGGTGTTAGCACTAGAATTTATCGAAGCAGGACCGAACCTATTACACGCGGCGAATCACCTGCGATTGTTGTTGAACCGCTTACTGATACGGCAGCGCAAAACACAAGCTTGCCGACGTTGGACTGGAGTTTAACGGTACGTGTTGCGGTAATTGTACGTGGCGCGATACCAGACCAAGTAGCGGACCCAATTGTTGAAAGCTTACATGCCAAAATAATGGCTGATTTAACGCTTGGCGGTTACGCAATTGACATTCAACCAATTGGTGTTACATTTGATATAGTCGAAGCAGATCAACCCGCTGGGGTTGTGATGTGCGATTACCGAGTGCAATACCGCACATCGGTTACTAATCTCGCAAGCTAAAGATGGCTATGATAGTTGATGAATATTGGGGTCAAGGCGGGTCTTACCTGCTAGATCCTAAAACCGGCAAGCGTAAGCTCATCGAGCGCACTGCCCCGGCCAACGCCAACACCGCACCTGAGGAACTGACCGATGCCATTACTAACTCGCAAAAGGCTGCTTCTAGCCAAAACTGAAGCTACCTACGGCACTGATTCAACACCGACTGGCGCGGCTAATGCCATATTGGTGCGCAATTTAGAGATCGTGCCGTTGCAATCGGATATTGTGCAGCGGGAATTAATCCGGCCATATCTTGGTAATTACGAGCAGTTACTAGCAAATACACGGGTGCAGGTAACTTTTGAAGTTGAGTTAGCCGGTTCCGGTACTGCGGGTACGGCGCCAGCTTATGGCCCTGTGCTAAAAGCATGTGGGCTAGCTGAAACTTTGGTGGCAAGTACAAGTGTTACCTATGCACCTGTTAGTACCAGCTTTAGTTCTGTTACTTTGTACTTTTTCCAAGACGGCATTCGTCATATTGTGACTGGCGCTCGTGGAACATTTACGTTAAATGGCACAGTAGGTGCAATCCCAACGATTGCATTCACGATGACCGGCATTTTTAATGCACCAACTGATACAGCGCTTGCAGCACCTACTTACGCAAATCAATCAACACCTTTAGTGTTTAAAAATAGTAATACAACCAGTTTCTCGGCATTTAGCTATTCGGGTGCATTGCAATCAATTGACCTTAATTTTGGCAACGAAATTATTTATCGCGAATTGGTGGGCGGCGCTAAAGAAGTTATTATTACTGATCGCAAGCCCGGCGGCACATTGCAAATTGAGGCAGTATTGCTCGCCACTAAAAATTACTTTACTGTAAGCACCGGATCGACTACTGGTAGCATTACGTTGCAGCATGGCACCACTGCTGGTAACATAGCGACGCTTACAATGGCTCAATCAGACCTAGCCGATGTATCTTATGCCGACATGAACGGCATCCAAATGTTAAACCTGCCTTATGTTGCAACCCCAACAGCGGCAGGCAATGACGAATTATCCCTTGCCTTTACCTAGATACCATGGCTTTTGTTCTTGCTCAATCCGATAGCTACAGTTGGCCTGTTACTGTTGAATTCCCGGTTGATGGTGGCCGCTTTGAAAAGCAAACTTTTGATGCTGAATTTAAGCGGTTGCCACAATCACGAATTGAACAAGTAATTGAACGCAGCAACACAGACACCATGAAGGATGCTGAATTTGCGCGTGAAATAATTACAGGCTGGAAAGGTATTACTGACCCTAAAGGCGCTGATGTGCCCTACAGCAACGAAGCATTAGGTAAATTGCTTGACACGCCATTGGTTTCAGGCGCTATTGTGCAAGCTTTCTTTGCTAGCTTGACTGGAGCAAAAAGAAAAAACTAGAAGCCGCTGCTGAGCATTGGGCAAGTGGCGGCGTCATAGATGATACGGCAAAAGATGCGGCAGGTTTAGGCATAAACAAGCCCAACTTGCCGCAGCAATCTACTGACTTTGAAGTATGGGAAGACAACTGGGATATTGTCATAATGTTTTTACGTGTGCAAACCCAGTGGCGGATTGGGAAGAGCGGTGCTACTGGGTTAGACTATAATGCGATTAGATGGGCGTTTGAAATGTACGGCGTCAGTGACCAGCGCAAAATGTTTGAAGGCTTGCAGGTCATGGAAGCCGCTGCATTAGAAGCGATGAATAAAAATGGCTAATCCCGCAACTGAATTTACGATTCAGGCCAAAGTTGTTGGTGCTGATCAGGTCGAAGGTTTAAAGTCTGCTGTACAGTCCCTACGCAATAGAGCAATACCAGCAGCAGAAGATATAAATAAATTACGTGACGCAGCTAAATCTTTAGGTAATGCGGCTGAAGCTTCAACAAGTGATTTGCGTACATCAGTAACAGTATTAAAGTCATTAAAAGACCAAGTTGCACTTACAAGTAAAGAATATCGTGATCTTAGCAATGATTTAAAAACAGTAGAAAATCGTTTTAATGCTGCTAATGCAGCAGCTAAACAATTTAGCGCAAGTACTGGCCCATTAAGTGGGGGTACAGCAGGTGCTGCCATCATGGGGCGCCCGGCGGAAAAGTTAGATCCTTACATGCGCTTAGGATTTGAGACTAATGATCCTGAATATTGGCGTAAGAAACAACAAAACATTGGTGGCCCACAATTAGGCCCACAGCAATTAGATTACGAGGCTACGACTAAAGGGTTGACAGGGCTTGAGTCAGCGTTAGACCAGATAAATAATATAACCAATAGAAAGCGTCAAGAAAGATTACAATTAAATGCTAAGTACAATCAACTAGAAATTGAACAACAAGATGCGGCACATAAAAAGTCATTACAAATTCAAAAACGTAATGATGACCTTGACCTTGAAGATTTTGATCGTCGCCTTAATCAGCGTGTAGCAATTAGGGAAAAGGCAGAACAAGCCAAAGCCAAACGCCGCCAACGACTTGCTAACGCAGGTCAAAGTGTAGGTGCTGTAGCTGCTGCTGGTGTATTTGGCGGCCCTGAAGGTGCTATAGGTGCGACTATAGGCGCGTTTGGTGGCCCCGGTGGTGCATTAGTTGGCGGTGCTATTGGCGCACAAGTTGGCATGTTAAGGCAATCAGCGGCGGGTGTTGCTGAATATGCAACGCAATTAACACTCGCAAAAATTACATTAGCTCAAGCGTCTACAGGCATACAACAATATAACCAGCAGCTACAGATTGCTCGTAATGTAAGTAAAGATTATTCTGTTGGATTGCTTGAAACAATTAATGGTTACGCACAAGTTGCTATTGCAGCTAAAGCCAACGGATTATCTGTAGCCCAAACCGAAAATATTTATCGCGGTGTAATAGCTACTGGCGTCGCTTTTGGCAAAAGCCAAGAAGATATAAGTGCTATTGTCAGGGCTACTACCCAAATTTTATCTAAGGCAAAAGTTACCGCTGAAGAGCTTGGGGGGCAATTAGGCGAACGTATCCCAGGCGCTGTAGCAAAATTTGCAGAAAAAACAGGCCGCTCTCTTCCAGGGTTAGCAAAAGATCTGGAGCAAGGTAAGGTAACAATTGCTGATTTTGTAGCATTTACTAAAGGCCAATTAGACGACTACGATAAAATTGCAAAGATAATTGGCGAAAGCCCTGAAAAAGCAGGCGCTAGATTGAAAATAGCTTTAGATACTGCCGCAGAAGATTATGGCGGATTTTTCCAAACTATAGGCGCACAATTTCAAGATTTTGCAACTCGTTTAATTAGTTGGGTTAACGAAAATTCTGAAGCTATAAAACGGTTTGTTACTTTTACTGCTAACAACTTTATCAACCTTATCGCTGGCATAGATCTTTTAATTGGGAAAATAGAAGAGATACCAAAAGCATTTGAAAAGTATTGGCCTAAAGTAATTAAAGCTCAATGTGAAGTTAGCGTGTTTGATAAGGATAGATTGCCTGAAAAACTGAAACAGCAATGGATGCAATATACAAATAATTACAAAAACATTTTTCCAGAATTTAAACCAACTGACGCAATGTTTGGTGCCGGTGCTGGCACCGGCATTCAAAGCCCAGAAGATAAAGAAAAAGCAATAACAGATATTAAACAAAGAGCAATAATACAATTGCGTGAATTAAATGAACAGACTGAAGAAAAAATAGCAGATATGAGGCAAGCGACAATAAAACGTTCAATTGAATTAGAACGCAATTTTAATGATCAAAGATTAAAAGCTGAAAGAGAAATCCAGGATTTAAGAAATCGCAGTAATGAATTAAACCAAAGTATTGTGTTTGCTAGCCAAAGGTTAAGGTTAGAATCCTTGGGCCTTGGCACAGAAGGCGTAGATGCTGCTGAAAAAGTTAATAATATATTTAGAAATTATGAAAAAGAACAAACTCAAATACAAAGAACATCTCAGGATAACAAAATACAAAGAGAAAGGCAGCTTGAGCAATTTAAAACTACTACTGCTGAACAAATTGGCAAAATGCAAATTGCATATACAAGGAGTGTGGCTGATATTCTGCAAAAAACAGGAGACAATTTAAAAGAAAAAATGATAGATGGAGCCAATGAAGTAAGGAAAATACTTGGAGAAATAAGTACTGGTCAACAAGCTCCAGCTTATCCGGTATTGCCAGATCCTACTGTACCTGTAAGGCCAACAAATCAACAAGCCAATAGCCGTCAAGCTGGGGTTGGCATGGTAATTACTTCTGAGATGACAAGGCCTAGAGGTCAGGCAAACTTAAGGGGCCAATCAGATGTAGTTACTCACAGAGGTATCCCAGCAGGACAAGGGATGCAAACGGCAGCAGAACTTGACCGTTACGCAATGCGTCGGCCTGGGCTGGCTGCGCAAAATCTACAAGGGAAGCAAGAAATAGCAGCTAATGTTAAAGAAACAAATAATTTGCAAACAGCTACTTTAGATTTGGCGCAACAGAGAAGGGAAGCGTTAAGGCCATTAAATGAGCAAAAGAAAAATCTTGAAACTCAACTTGAAACTCAACAAAGATTATATGATTTAATCTCAGGCGGTTTAAATCCTGCGCTTGCTGATCAAATTATATCAATAGAAAGATTAAGCGAATTGCAAAAAAATCAACTTATTAATGCGCGAGACACAGCAATAGCTGAATCTAACAAGAAAGGTATATCAGAGGAACAACGAAAATTAGCAATTGAAGCCAGTCAAAATGCCGCAATGGATTTAATTAACACAAATTTAACTACAGAATCTTTAAAATTACAAGTTATTGAATTAGAAAAAGCTTCTGTAGTTACTACCAGAATCGTAAATGAAAAACAAAGAATGAAAGATCTTGTTCAAGGAATTAACACTAGCATTGAGTCAGGCATGGTAAGCGCTATTGATAGTGCGATAACAGGTGCTAAAAGTTTGCAAGATGTAATGTCTAGCGTGTTAAAAGATATTGGTCAAATGCTTATATCGTTTGGCGTTAAAAGTTTATTAAATTCATTTTTAGGCCCATCTTCTAACATCCTAAGCGGCGGCGGTTTTAACCCAGGAACAAGCACAGCTTTTGGCAATGGCATTCCTG